AAATCAAACATGTCATCAAACACATGGGCAATCAAGGCATGACCGACTTCGTGGGCGGAAATCATTTCCACAATTTGTTCAGGCCGATTGTCTTTATTTGCTGGTAATCCAATAGTGACCTTTTCAAACGCTTTGTAAATAGCTTCGGGTGTAATGTTTGTGTCATTATATCGTACGCTTAAAATGGCGGCTTCATTTGCTAAATTTGCAATATCGGCACCCGAAAATCCACTTGTGAGCTTGGCCAAATCATCAAAATATGTGGTGTTTTGTACTCGTTTATCTTGAAAATGAATATCAATGATTTCGCGTCGCCCTTCCATGTCTGGCAAGCCAACCATAACTTTGCGATCAAAGCGTCCCGGACGTGTGAGAGCATTATCTAAAATGTCTGCACGATTTGTGGCGGCAATGACAATAATGCCTTCGTTTTTCAAAAATCCATCCATATTGGTAAGGATCTCATTTAGTGTTTGCTCACGTTCGTCGTTTCCACCCGCAAGACCAGCACCACGCTGACGCCCTACTGCATCCACTTCATCAAGAAAAATCACACATGGCGATTGCTCTTTGGCGCGCTTGAACAATTCACGCACTCGAGAGGCACCCACGCCCACAAACATTTCAATGAATTGAGAACCAGATGCGTACAAATAGTTGACTCCCGCTTCTCCTGCCACCGCTTGAGCCAACAGCGTTTTTCCTGTTCCGGGCGGGCCTTCCAATAGTACACCTTTGGGTATTTTTGCACCAGCGTCTGCGTATTTTTGAGGATCTTTCAGAAAATCTACGACTTCCATAAGTTCAAACTTGGCTTCGTCGCAACCAGCCACTTTTGTAAAATCCACATCTACATCATTGGAATCAACTTCTTCAAATGTTTTTTTCATAAAACCCATAGGATTGTTAAATCCATTTGGCATGTTTCCATTTCCTCCGCGAAACGAGTTGATTAGAGCGCTAATAATAAATCCTGCAATCACATAAATCAATGTAAATTGAAGTGCACTTGCAAGTATATTCAATGCTGGATTGGGTGCTTCATTGTATAATATATCGTAAGGTATGTTTGCGCGATCTAATTTAGTTAATAGAGAATCACTCATAGATGGCAATATTTGAACAATATGAGAATTAATCATGTCATATGTATGTGGTTGATGTAAAGTATCTATACTTACGAACCCTTGAATTTCATTATTTTTGGAAATAAGACTCACTGATTCAATATGCTTTTCATTCAACTGTTTCAAAAACTCATCATAAGGTTGAGGAATACCATATTTATAGAATTGTTGACTCAGAGTCTTTGCAATCAAACTTGGACTATTGTTGTCAATTTCAATAGAATGCAATATAGGGCGATGTTTCTTGGTAATTTTTGTGTCAAGTCTAGTTACAAACCCACTACATTGTTGTGCAAGTGCGACAAGTATAATATGTTTCATAAACATAAGATGTAACTATATATCACATCTTGTCTTTAACCTTTTTAACTAAATATATGACCTTTTTTGGGCGGTGCAACGGCTCCCGCAGAACGCACACGTTTTTTGGCATTTTTGACATCATTGGTAGGGTTGCTATTAAACGACAAAGGGCTGTTGTACATTTTCTTCCCGAGCGCCGCCGATTTCTTCTTGAGTAGGTAAAGAGAATTGTCTTGGTATAAGGCGTTTTTTCCACGAGATTCGCTGTTGTAATTATTCGGATGTGTTTTTGGTGTGTTTTGAAACACGCTTCGCATGAGAGAAAAGGCGCCGCTGTTTGAAGACGTTTGTCCTTTGGATGGCATTACATTTGTTCCACTAAGCACACTATTGTTCATTATATATAATACTTTTATTATTTAGAGAGACAAAATCAAATATATTATATGAAACCGAATTCAAAAGATGAAATGTCTCCCTTTCAAGATACAATATTTGTACGCATTATGGAAGGAATTTTAACGCAATCTAAATACAAACGAAATGTACTGTTAAGTGCAATGGGTAATATTGATAAAGAAGTAGATACTGTACCGTATTATACCATGGACTGTGCTTTATGTTACTTGACCTATAAAGAAGTACAAGCACAAGAATGTACGTTAGATAACATACAAATACTAAAACGTCTAGAAAATCGGGCTAAGAAAAACATGCTGATCATGGAACGAGCACACGCACAACTTTCTCAAGATGCGTAAAAAGGATTAAAAAAACATGTTGTCTATGATATAATGAACGCCGAACAAAGAGCACAATTGGATAAAATGATTCAACAAAATGAGACAAAGGACAATACATCACTCATTCGCTCCTTAAAACACAGTGCTCAAATACGTCGCGATATTGCGCTCATTCAAAACATCAAGCGTCGTACTCATTCTACTCAATTTGCAACATTAGACAAAGAAGCAAAAGCCCAAAACTGTCACTTCTTATACGAACATTATCCAAATATTTACAATAAGTTATTGAAAAATGAAATCCAAATCAAAGTATTATATCGGTTTTTGGATGAATTAGAATCCATTGAAGCTGGCGAACAAGATCAACACGAAGCGTCGTTTCGTATTGGTATGTTATTAAAAGAAATGTATGTAGATAAAAAGATCAATGTAGACAAAGAAGAAGAAAAAACAGAACGAAAGAAAGTGAATATAAGTTATGAAGAGTTCAAACGTAAACAAGAAGAAAAATTGAAAAATGATTAAAGATAATTTGTCTCTTATATCCAAGATGAAAACATTAATTATTGTTGAATCTCCTTCCAAATGTAAAAAGATCGAAGAATACTTAGGTACCAATTACAAGGTCATTGCTTCATGTGGTCATTTTATAAAATTAGAGTCTTTGGATCAAATACAATTTGATACATATCAGATTCAATATAAAATAGATAAAACAAAGGTATTGAAAAGTATACGCGAAGAAATAAAAAAATGCAAAGAGGTGATTTTAGCTACAGATGATGACCGCGAAGGTGAGGCAATTGCTTGGTCATTATGCACATTTTGTAAACTGAATCTCGCAAATACCAAAAAAATGGTGTTTCAAGAAATCACAAAATCTGCGTTGGAACATGCATTGTCTCATGTAACACATATCAATATGGATCGCGTTCGAAGTCAACAAGCACGTCAAATTGTAGACATTTATTTGGGATACAAAGTAAGTCCATTGCTATGGAAATACGTGCAACATAAATTATCAGCCGGGCGTTGTCAAACACCAGCACTACGATTGATCTATGAAAACGAGAAAGAGTTTGAAACATTATCAAATAATACTCATTATATTGTAAAGGCATTGTTTACATCTAAAAATATAAGTTTTCAAGGTTCTTCTCCCATAAAAAAGGAAAATATTGAAGATATGATGCATGCATTACATGACAAAGCAAATTGGAAAATCGATCATAAAAAAGAGAGACAAGGAAAAGAATCACCACCTCGTATACTAATCACAAGCACCCTGCAGCAAAGGGCGCACCAATTGTTTCGGTATAGTCCCAAGGCTACCATGAAATATGCTCAAGAGTTATATGAAAATGGATTGATTACTTATATGCGCACCGATAGTGCTTGTTATTCTCAAGAATTTATTGAAAAAGTAAAAAAACATATTATACAACATTATGGTGCTGAGTATGTCAATGAGAATTTGTCTCTTCTTCATGAAAACAAGAATAAAAATAAATCACAAGAAGCTCATGAAGGCATTCGTGTATGCGACTTGTCAAAAGATGAAGCAAACGTCAAAACAAAATGTGCTAACACCCTTTATGCATTCATTTACAAACACAGTATCCAATGTGCCATGAGTACGGCTACATATGTAGAAACCACCTTTGAAACAATGTTCAATTCGTCTTTTCGCTTTCGTTATAATGAGAAATCTTATTTATTTCAAGGATGGAAAAAGATAGAAAGAGACAAACCAAAGCCTTCATTTGTCTCTTATTTGAATATGTGTCTTGATTCAAAAACCGAAATTGTGATGAATTACGCGGAAGCAAATGAGTCATTAATGGAAACGAAGTGTCATTACCACGAAGCATCACTTATTCAAAAGCTTGAATCCTTGAACATTGGTCGTCCGTCTACTTATGCATCTATTCTTCAGAGCCTTTTAGATAAAAAATATGTGAATAAGGAAAATATAATGGGAGAAGAAATGGAAATACATCAATTTGTCTCTACTATTGAAGACGGAGTCATAAAAAAAACAGAAAAAAAGAGATTACATCAAGAGAAAAACAAATTGCATATTACGCCCATGGGCAAGCAAGTCAGTGAATTTTGCAACACATATTTTCCAAAAGTATTTGATTATAGTTATACCAACACAATGGAATCTTACTTAGATGAAATTGAATATGGTAATATGAGTCAAAAAGAGGTACTAACGTCATTTATTTCAAATCTTGATCATAGTATTCAAGAGACAAATGAATTTCATCATGAAAATCCAGATAAGATTCAAAAAACAAAAGACACTTCATTGTATTGTGGAAAGTATCAAAATGAAGCCTTATACATCAAAAGTGGAAAATATGGATACTATTTGTGCTTAGGTAAAAAGACGAAAATAAGTTTGAATGAGTTTGAAGGGTTTTCCATTGAAAAGAAGATTGCTTCCCAAACCAATGAGATCAATGAAAGTGAAGCTCAATGTCTCTATGCATATATTGAAGGCCGAAAAGAAAAGAGAAATGAAAATATTTGCGTGGAGTTATCAAGTATTTGTTCTATTCGCAAAAGCAAATATGGGTATTATATCTTTTATCAAACCAAACAAATGAAAAAACCTCAGTTTTTGAAATACAATGATGAAAAAGATCAATACAATGAAGAGCGCATGCAATGGATTGAGACAAAAAACAAGGCAAAAATAATGTCTTATGTCTCAAAAAAATATAGCATCAATATATAATATGGTAGAATCATCACTCTATAGTGCCATCTTGAAAGGAAATTTTATTGAGAGGTCAAATTTAACCACACGAATATTGTTTTCTTTTATTTTTATTGCTATCTTTTCTCAATTAGTTTTTTCTAATTTTGAAACAAGTGATACATATGGAAACAATGGATACGCTTCCATCAGTATTACCAGTTATATCATTATTTTGCTCTCTTCTATGTTTTTGGTATTTTTAAATACTATTATTCATACGGAGAGCGGATCCAATGCAACACCCTTTTTGCGCACTATTAGTCCCGAACTCATCTTGATCTTCATTTATTTGGTTTGGCTCATTTCTATTTATTTGAAATATTATAGACACATTAATCTGAAAAAGGTGCCACAACGATTTTTCTTATATTCAAACATTACGAATGTTGTGTTGTTGTTTCAAATCTTTTTTTTCATGATACGATTTATTGTGCAAAATGATAGTGAAATAAACACGTCGGATATTGAAATCAAAGGAACATTAGACAAAATCAATTTTGTCAATTATTTGATTGTATTTTTGAACTTTTTGCTCATATTGATTCAACAAATTATATTAGACAGCTTCATCGTGGACATTGCTTGATTACAATAAAGAGCATGTACTACTATAATATAATTTGTATACAAGTCCTATGTGTGTTGTGTCTTCCCAAATACCTGAAATCTTTAGAAACAAAGGCTGAAATAGTTGAGGTTGACGATTTTGATAAATATCTTTTTGTATGATTTCATGGTATAGCGATAACTTTAGTTTTTTATTTAAATTTTGATTGAGACTCTCCAAAATGGTGGTTTCAATATGTTTGATTTTTTCAAATATGGGATCTTGTTTATTTACCTTTCCATTACTATGAACAGAGACAAAATCAAGACGAAAAAGTAAATATTTTAGATGAATATATCTGTCACTATAGAGTAGTTTATAGTAATATAAATACTTACTATTTTGATTTTTAATTGGCATTTTGAAAATCAAATGATGATTTTGTATTTCAGATATATTGGAAATATACTCCATTAAAATGTATGAGTATTGGTATTTAAATAGTTATGACATATATTTATTATGAATAAGTTTGAACATTATATTGATGCTTATTTGTCCCCAAAGGAGACAAAAAAACACAAATTATCATGTGAATTTCATTTGATATATTATCACTACAATCATATTGAAAATTACGCTTACACATTGTCCAAATTAAAAGAGGTGAGTCCAACTCAATTGAAATACTGTAGAAAAACAACATTGACGTACAATAATGTGGACTATTCGTTCATGACAAGTGACGTGCATATTGAAATTGATTTTGAGTTACTTGGTGTGATAGAATATGGGTTGTTTTTTGAATATTTCAAGCATATTCAGGAGAATATAATTTTAAATAAAAAGCACATATATGTGGTTTGTCTCCATTTTCATTTAGTATCCAATGAGTTATTAGAAGTATTTTTTAACTTTTTGAACAATCCGTTGATTCATTTTATATTTTTGACATGTGAAGTAAGTGCGCTGCCTTTGCCAATATTAAAACGGAGCAAAATTAAACGATTCAAATCATTAATGTCGTCTTCTTACAATAAGACATACCAGCAGCGTATAAATAACATCGTAAAACATCTTGTAGAAGAGACAAATGTATCATTGTTTACGTGGAGAGAATTCATATATGAGTTATTGGTATACAATGACCCGATTCATGAAGCATATTCATATATGATTTTTGAGTTGATTCAAAAAGAATTCATATGTTTGTCTCAGATAGATAACGTATTTCAAAAATATCACGAAGTTATACATTTGTATAATAACAATTATCGATCTATTTATCATTTGGAGTATTTTATTGTTTATTTAAGAAATTTAAACAAAAAAAAGTAAAGTTCATTATGACGTATTCTATTTACGAATGTTGTAAAACCTTTAACATCAAAGATATTGATACTTGTAGTGTTGCAACTATGAAGAAAATATATCACAAATTAATATTGAAATATCACCCAGACAAAGGGCACCAACAATGTCACGATCATTTTTTGAAAATCAAAGATTGTTATGAAATACTTTTGAAATACAAAGAAGAAGAAACAAAGCATACCAATGTGGAAAATAATATATATGAATACTTTTTGTCCGTATTCACCATATCCAATTTAGAGAAGATCATAGATTGGGTCGACACGCAAAAAAAACATCAAGTCGTCCACTTGCATGTCTCGTGGGATCAAGTGGTTTCCAAAGATTTGTACTTATATAAATCTCAGTATATACCATTGTGGTACAATACTATTATTTTGGATGAAGAGCTTATCTATATACAAGTCAAAAATATGCCATCATATATAAAACGTAATGAAAATAATGATCTAATTGTATGCTATACTCAAGATATTGCATTACATCAAATTGTGAGTATTTCAATATGTGAACACAAAACAGTTTATTTTAAAATTACGCCGAAAATCATGGAAAACAAATATTATATTGCGTTGCATAATGGTATTCCGCGAATGTGTGAAGAAAATATCTATGACATCAGCGAATTGTCTCATATTATTGTCTTATTTCAATAAAAAAAGTCTATGGCGGGGCTCGAACCCGCAACCTTGAGATTAGAAGTCTCACGCGCTTCCATTGCGCCACACAGACGTAAAAAATGGTTTTAAAATGATTTTTGTCAACTTAGTTTCTTTTTTCTTTACATCAAATTTTCTTTTTCTTTTAATCAACTTTTTTTCTTTTTATCAACTTCTGTGTATTTATTCCTTCTTCTTCACAACCCGCTTCTTCTTTGGCTTTTCAGGCTCAGGCTCAGGCTCTGGCTCAGGCTCGGCCTCTTCTTCTTGTTCTTCTTCATTGCTTTCTTCGTTTGATGCAACAGGTTCATCTTCGTTATCACTTTCCACTTGTGATTGCGAAGTAGACACAAATTCGGCAGTCTTGTCATTGGTCATTTGTTCTCCATCTTCAGAGGACAGAGTAATGTGACATTGACCCTTGACAAGAGATTCGGTTGGCTTTACTACACCTTGGTAGAGCTTCCAAGAGC